GTTAGATGCGGCTCTAATGTTCATATGTGATAGTACCTCTAAAAGTGAGTAACGGCCATCCCGCTACTGCATGGTTATAAATATACGCCTATTCTCAGCGATTGCAAGTGACCTTACGAACTTTTAATGTTGTATAAAATATATACTAAAATTCGATTAGCGCTTAATTCGATGCGGAAGTAAGGTAAATTTAAAAGCGCTTAGAGAGCGATTGAGAGCCTCTCAGCGTACTGTATGGATATACAGTGGTTATCCGATTAAATGCCTGGGCTGTATGTATATACAGTACTGTATGAATCTACAGTGTAAATGTCTTGCTTCTATATAAGCAAAAAAAAATAAATGATAAGACATATACAAGCGCTTGCCTTAACACACTATGACGCATGATGCAATAGTGCGAGGATTACGTACAATTTAGGATATTAAATCCTATGCAATGCCCGTGCCAATACTATCACGATCGTATGTGGTGGCGTGAATAGTGGCAATACGTGCGGATGATGACCCCCAACGGGGAATCGGCATTTCGGTATGCGTATATATACCACCTCAGATTTTTGTGTGAAAATAAGGGGGGGTAAAAGTACAGGTAATGGAAGAGGTACTTAGACTCTACGGAACCCCTTATTGGTAATAGAGGGAGAGAAAGATCCCCCAAGACACTTAAGCGAAGGTAGCGAGGGGGAGGGAAGTCTTAAGTGTCTTAAGGGAACCTTGGGATCACCTCCTACGGGGGTGTTTGGAGGAAGGGTCAGGAGGAAGTAGCCCTATGGATTTTCATCAACTCCTTTAGTATACTATAGGTATATCAAAGGGGCGGGGGGGGTCTCCTTATGCTATAGGAGGACATTCGAAACTACTTCCTAATATCAGTAACTTAGAGCAACGGGTTCTTAGGCTTATTTCTCACTGCTTCAAGTTGTTCACCAACTGTTTTAAGTCCGACTTTAACGTCTTTAACTTGTTCTTGAAGGAGGCGTACATCTGATTTAATTTGTCCTGTACTTGGGACACGTATTGCAGACACCCTTTGATCAAGCTTTTCAAGCTCTCCACGCAACTGTTGAATTTCTGTACCAATGTGTCCAATGTCATTATCTTCTATCCTCACTTCTAATTTAGTTAGTCTTGCCTCAAGGTGTGTAGCATCTGTAGCATTCTCTAGTGCTGACACCTTCTCTGTCAAAGTTCCATACCCTACGGCAGCACCACCAATAGAAGAAGCTATACCTATCCATAAGGCTACGTCTTGTGCATTCATCGTAATATCATCTCCATATCTTGTTGTGGGTCATTAGCGTACATAAAGTACATAGCACTTTCTACGCCTACGTTGTGCTGCTGCCAGTCAAGGTTAAGTTGTCTGGGCATTAATTCATCAATAGAAACTGCTGTGTTGGTAAAGAAGTCCATGACTGTTCCTGTGTTCATGAATGAGGCAGCTATGGTGTCTATGACGAATGAGTCTTGAGCATACCCTTCGATCATGTTCTTGGTCATACTTGCTTCTAGCATTCCGCCTATGGAAGTATTGAATTGTTTACGACTAGACTCCTTAATTGCCCTTAGATCATTCTCAGTTGCATAAGCCTCTGCATTGATCTTAGTTTGCTGATCACCGTCAACAATCATCTCAGCTATACTTGTAACAGCCGCTATCTCGCTCGCAGCTTCTATCAGGTTCTCTTTCTCATCTTCATAAGTACCCTGCTCTACGTCAATCATATCGTTTAATAGAACGGCTGTGAGAGCCTCTGGGGTGCTGTTCGCTAAACCATCAGCATAGGCAGCATTAAATGTGTCCATCTGTTCTGGTGTTAGTTCGTACTGAGTACCATCGTCATTGTTATATATAATTGTGTTACCATCAAGCATAGACTGAGTAGTCCACTGAATGTACTCCTGCATATTACTGTTTATCACAGTCGTTATTACGGATGTGCTTTCGCTTAATTGGGTCATATCGAAGTCGTTTTCCCCCGCACTCGCTGTCCTTGGTAACAATAACAGGAGCAATAGGGACAAACTCAGGGTGTTCCGTATAATAGTTAAGTGCTTCATCTCCAATGAGTCCTTTAATGGGGCATGGGGTCTGTGCATTACGCATAGCCCACCAAACCCTTGGGTCTTGACAGAGTACACTGGTAGCTGCCACCTTAAGTCCCAGACTAGAGAGCTGCCGTGAGAGCTTTATACGCTCACAGCTTTCATCTATCTTCATCTTAGACGTACTAATCCCTATCTGTAGGGTCTGAACGCCTGATCCTGAAGTAACGATACAAGTATCTGCTTGATATGTGGGGGTGGAAGGAGCTACAGCAGTGGTTACTGGCATACCCTCTTGGTTAACAGTAGTTTCGGTTGTAGTAGTAATAGTCTCTGCTTGCTGGTTAGTACCAAAGTCGCCTACAGTTGCCTCACTGCTCAGTGAAGGTGCAGCCGCTAGTACTAAGCTCGCTATTAGTAGTCTCTTCATTTACTTTTAACTCTTCTATTTTAAGAACCCACGATTGTGGTATTGCAATGTAAGCGCCACCCTCTTGTAGTTCTTCTGCTACAATTCGAGAGCGCATAATGATTACTTTGTCTTCATTATTAAGGACAAGCCAGCCCACTTCCTGACATACAGCCATGTCGTGTCTTAATATATCCTCTATATCCGTCCAAGACCCATCGGAGTCTTGAGCGTCCTGCCATGTGAGGCGTACCATTGGTACTAGATTCATATCCATGTATTTGCCCTTGGGGGTGAGTTAATATTATGCCCATTGACGAACTTATCTAACTCGTCCATCAAGAGCTGCTCTTTTCTCTCTTTCATTTCTAGGTCTACATCCGCAGCCATCTGTTCTACCCAGTAGGCAACACCCATAGCCAGAGCATCGAGTCTATCATCGTGAGCCAAAGCTCCACGTTGTTTAGTAACTCGTGTCATCTGGTAAGTGAGCATATACCTCTGGGCTTTCTCAGGAGGATGGTGTTGAACACTATCGAAGTCTTTTTGTATGACTTTTGGATCAATGATTAACTTGTGCTGATTCATTACAGGCTCAAGTGTATCTATGATACGCAACTCTTTCTGCTTGCTGTGTCTGACCTCCTCCGTACTTACTGGATATATCTTCTTTAGGAATGGTTTGATAAGTTCGGTAAACATACCGTCACCAAAGTTACTCTCAATGAGAACCATGTTTACTTTATGATCTTTCGCTATCGTAGCTAGTTTGGTTAAAGTTTGTTCACTATAACCTCCAGCTATACCTGAACAGTCTGCTACGTGTAGATAACCATTGAGCATCTTTACGACAGCGTAGGCAGTCTCATCCTGACCTCTACCAGAGGGGTCAATGACCAAGACAGAACCATCATAGTCCACGTAGTCGCCCACAGTAGCCTCTGGAGCGTAGTACTTGTCACCCGATAGCCCTACATTGGGTAGGTCTTTAATCTCTCTCATAACGCCATACACGAGCTTCTCAGGGGCTTTATCTTTGTCTACAGACATCACCATCAAATCTGACAGTTTTAAAGGGTATCTGTCAGTATCACTCATGCTCGTATCAAGCATAAACTGTAGTGCAAAACCTGAGCGACCGTAAGACAGCTCACGCTCTAGTAAGTCATTATCGTCAAACCGCTTAGGATCCACTGGGAGGCCGTCTAAGGGACGTTCTGATTCCACCATAGAATCCCACAGGGTAGGTGCTAAACGTGTCCCATACGCCTTCTCAGAAGCTTCTACGCTAGGGTAGCGAGCTGGCCACACCCTCATTTGATAACCACGTTCCGTTAGGGTGTTATAGAGGCTCATTTCACACTGAGGAGTACCCAAATAGAGTATTTTTCCATCAGGTTTGAGTACCGCATCGAACTCTTTTACAGCTTCTCCGAGCTTCTCACGCATCATTTGCGTCATAGAGTTGTTAGGTACTTCAATATCATCGGCTATGATGATGTCTGCCCGACTGCCCGTCAACTGACCAGTGATACCGACTGATTTAACAGAGGGGCTACCACTAGCCAGTGCGGGTCTTACGTCAAACGCAATCTTACTCCACCTTTGCTCACTTGTTGCAATGAGATGTTGGCATATTGGGAGTTCAAGAATTAAGCGTTGGGTGAATGTCGAGAAATCGTCAGCTCGTTGTTTTGAGGCCGACACAACCATGAACTTCTTCTGGGGGTCGAGAAGTAACTGGTGAACGACAAACGCTGCCGTGATGTAGGACTTACCTACGCCACGAAAGGCTTCGATGATGGCTCTTCGAGGACTATTTTGAATATAGTCGGCCATATCATATTGTACTGGAGTTGGATCAGGGAGATTAAGGTGCTTCCAGACTATATATAAGAAGTTGCGGAAGTCCTTAAGCTGCTCTGGTACATTATCCATTACGGCTCCTATTAGACCCTCTACTTGCTATGCGAAGGTTCTTTTTAGTGTTGTTTAAGGGGTTACGATCCTTATGGTCTACGTCTTTACCAGCTACAGCACCTCTACCGTGTGCTTCAACCATCGCTCTTCTCGCTTTATTCCTAGCGGAGCGTCTGGATCTTTGTTTAGAGCTGCTGTGGTAGTTATCGTATTCTTTTCTGTAGTTTCTAGCCATGCTCAGCCCTTCCATTTTACACGATTAGCCCAATAAGCTGCTGATGATTTACCTTTGGCAATGTTCTTGCCGTGTCTATCTCTAAAAGCTTTACGCTGCTTAGCACTTCGGTTGGTAACTGCACCTGCTTCTCCAAAACGTATAATCTTAGGCTTACCGTTGACCATCGTTTTAACAACGTGTGATTTCTTACCACTGCGTTGAGCTATGGGTTTATCTATTTTAAGGTTATCAAACTTACCCATTACTTCTTACCTTTTTTGCGAAATCCTATCTTCATGTGAGCATAGGCTTTAGGTGAAATGGTAGAGTTCTTCTTAGAACGGCTAGTACCAGCTTTCTTTCTTTTGTTTATGTTTGCATATAAAGACATTAGTGTTTCGCCTCCTCAAACGGTAGTTCTTTAAGTAAGTTAGCCATAGGTGATTCAGCAGTTATGATGTCGTTGCTTGCTCCGTTATCTTTAAGAAACTTAACAGCAACCGACAGCTCTGCCGAAGTAGCTTCACCCGATCTTACTCTTGCGAGTAGTTCCTCGGTGACCACTTCGTGTAGTTCTTCTAGTTTGTTAGACATTACTTACCTCTT